AACTGCTCAGCAGCTGATGAGTCGTTGTACGACAGCCCCGAAGCTCCTGCTGAAGTTCCTCCGTCGTTGTAAAGAATCTGTCCGTTAGACCCCGGTGATGCAGCGGTGATGTTGGCCGCCATATACTGGGTTAGATCCTCAAGGGTCACATACTTGTATACGGTAGCTGTTGCATCATAGATAAGGAAGGTGTCAGCAATGGCAACGGTAGCCTCCGTAAGCTGCGACAAGGTCGTTGGCGCACTGATGGAGATTACATTACTTGCAATCGCAAGAGGAGCAACTGGAGTTAGGCTAGCCCCCGAGGTAAACGCTGCGGATCCAAGGTTACGCTTTATAACATTATTGCTAGCATCAAGGAAAAGGGCTTCTACCTCAGTAGACCCAGTACTTGGGGCAGAGGTGAAGGCAAGAGTTCCGTTTACCTCAACCTTTACCGTTGACAGTTTGAGGGCGGTATCGTTTCCTGCTCCGTCTTCAATTATTTTAGTCGTCGAGGTTGCTGTTCCGCTCTCCATCTTAAGGAGTGAACCGAATGCATCTTTTACGCGCTGACCACTAAGTGTTCCCATATTTCGTACTTTTGCTACAAAGATACAATTTACTTCATTGGCTAAAAAGTTCAAGAAAAAGGAAGACCTAAAGTTTAGGGACTTCGCCTACCGCGACGATCGTGGACCTACCCTATACAAATTTGTCTGGCACGCCAACAAGTTTATGAAGCAGGAGTATAAGCTCCTGCCAATACAGGTGGACTTTCTCCTGTTCGCCTACGACCTAGAGTTTTTTACCATCGAGTGGATGGGACAACAGCTGTCGAAGTCCTACAACCAGACAAAAGACTGGCTTACTGTTAGGATGAAGAAGCGGGAATTGCTGTTCGACTACTTCTCGATGGAGGATATCGACATCCACAAGGATACCTCTATGTGGTTTCGTGATGAGAACAGGTGGAACTACCGCAAAAGGTACTCACTAACCCAGCAGGGGCGTATGATTGTAGAAAGATGGAGGGATATAGCCTCCGGAAAGGAAACTGTGGAGCTTCAGTACGACAAAAAAACCATCAACAAGACTATCCCAAATCGGGGAGAGGGCATCCCTACAGTTCTTTTGGGCAGAAAGCTAAAAGGCCACGAGGATACTCCCCTTGGCAAGAAGATTATCGCTCAGGCTAAGATTGATGGGCGGAGTATAGCCGGAATTTTGCCTCCTTCGAAGCACCTTCGTGAGGGGTAAACTTCCCGTCCTTGTCAGCCATCACATAGTAACGACCTTTCTCCATCATCCAGTGGTGGCCCTTTGGGGCTGCAACCATTACGTGGCTGTCTTTCTTCTTGGCCTTCATTATGGTTTTGCTTTTTTCTGTGCTTTCTTACTCATCTCCATAACGGGAACTGGTGTTCCCACCGGGTATGGCTTTCCTGCTATCGCTGCGGTGATTGACTTCATACCAGTCTTCACTTCGATAGCCCTACGCAGAGGAACAGCAGCCTCATTCATCGGTCCGTAGCATTTGGCAAGAACGATTCCTGTCTCAGTGGTATCGAAAACCTCACAGGGCATACAGAACATATTGCTCTCGCTAGTCACAGCGTAGTCTGTGTTAACGATAAACGAGCGGTTCTTTGGGTGCATCATCTCCCAATCCTGAGTCTTTGGATTGTACTGAGGGATAAAGCTAGAGGTATCGAAGTACCAGTACAAAGACCACACTGACTTACCGTCCCATATTGTGCTCCCGTCGTTGTTCGGGTACTGAAAGTTTTTATCGGTGCTGAACTCAGAACCCCAGCTAAAGCTATAGCCTTCCATAGCAAGGTTAGAGACTGAAGGCCCATCCAACACTGGGCAGATAGAACAGCCTTCTTCAAACACTTTTCCTTGCACTATAATTTGCTTTCCAGTAAGCTCGGCACCTGATGCCCCACAGAAGGCATAAAGGCCTTCGTGGATCTTAAGGGCCTTAGCGTCTTTTGATTCTTCGCTCGCGCAGCTTAGTAGTGCTGAAACAGCAAGTAGGGATAATAATGTATTTTTCATATTGGGGGGTTGTTTACTTTTTAGATCTGTTCTTTACCGCTGATATAAACCTACGCTCGGTATGGTCGTAGTCTAGACCATCTCCGTTTCCGTACTTTCCAGCTTGGCGATTCTTTTTGTTGAGCTCAGCCCGATACTTCTTACGCTCATCGGTGGAGTGATACTCCGTATCGTACTCCTTCTTCTTTTGGTAAGCCTTAGGGTTGCTGTCGTAATACTTTTTAGTTTTCACTTCTCTAGCTCAAAAATTAGGTCGTCGCTTCTTAATTTGTTTTCTCGGAAGTCAAAGGTCCGATATTTTTCGTAACCAAATTTCTTTGCGTGAGACGCTAGTTCCTCAAACCACTCTACGCTTTGTACGTCTTCTATGATGAGCTTGCCTCCCTGCCTAACCTTCGGCATCCACAGCTCAATGGCTATCTTCATACTCTCTATGCTATGGGGGCCGTCGTCAATGATGTAGTCATAGCTGTTGTCTTTATGTTGATCTATAACAGATTTGTCATAACCGTCAGCAATGATGATCTCAATCCTCGGGAACTCACGACCAAGTGATGCTTCTTTATAGTTGTTTAAACACGCATCCATTATATCTATGCCAACAATCTTAGCATTTGTAAACCATTCGTGCCAGAGTATCAGGCTTCCGCCGTTCTGTACGCCAATTTCAAGTACTGACGTAACCCTCTCTGGGTTGGCAAACTCTTCAGTGTAGTATGCCTCTAGGTAGTCGTGGAACGAACCTTTATCCGTAGTAGGCCATCCGTTGGAGTCTACACAGTATTCGCTGTAGATATCAATTAGGTTCATAAGCAGTTTTGCTTACAATATCTAGTCCTCGTCCTCTTCGTAGAAGCAGGCCTTGAACTTGTAGCTGCTAGGAGTCTTGCCTGAGGCTTTGACAGCAGCTTCAAGCTGCTTCATCCCAGATGCCATATCCATTGACTTGATCTCAATCTCCTCGCCGGACTCATCACTCATCCTACCGCCGTAGTTGTACTTCTTGGCCTTCATAGCTGTTTACTTTTTCTTTAGCATCTTAAAGTCAATGGCGGAAATCTTTCCGTCCTTGTTCTTGTCAATCTTTACTTGGCCTCCCATAAGGTACTTCTTCATCTTGCCTCCCATACCGTAATCCATTTTACCTCCGCCGGCCATCTTCTTGACAGGAGCGGATTCTTTGGCCTTTATTACACGGTTCTCTACGCGAGCTGCTTTCCCAAGAAGTCGGTCAGCCTTACGCTCCCTACCCTCGTCTACAGCTTTGCTGCCACGTGCTACAAGGTTGGCTTCACGATTCTCAAGTCTTTTGACTTTGTTTCCTACCTTTCCGCCATTAAGGTACATATCCATCTTACCGCCGCCCATCATCTTCTTGACGGCTGCGGCAGCGGGCTTAGCGGCTGGCTTCTTTTTTACCATAAAGCCTTGCTCCTTGAGTCCACGATCAAACGCAGCCAGTGCATCGGGGTCATTCTTACGGATGGTGTTGCGCTCCTGGGTTAACATATCCATACGGTTTGCCTTGGCAATCTCCATATCGGTCATCTTCTTCTTGGGGTCTGGAACGATTGGCGTCTTGCCACCATTCTTGTAAACAGTCATCTTAGCTTTCATAGGTACAAAGATATTATTTAAACGGCTTGTATTTTGTCTTGGTGCCCTCCTTATAAGCCACAAGTATCTGCTTCCTGTTCTCCCCCTTGCGGTATCCCACGTGAACCCAGTCAGGGTTCTTAGTGGTGCCAAACTCGTAGATGAGCTGATCGAACTCTAAGTTGTCCTTGATAAACTCAAACACCTCCATATTAGTAACCCCATTACCCCTACCATCTTGGTCTAGGTCAAGAGCACGACCAAGATTATGGTCCGAGTTCTTACTGCCCCCTATGGCCTTATTTAAGGCAGCAGATCTGTAGCCCGATGAGATGTAGATAGGAACACCGAAGTGCTCACGGATCTTATCAAAGACTTCAGTACAGATTGTCTTGAGGTTCTCTAGATGCTCTGGGGTGGGCTCGTTGCTGATGCCTCGCCGCGTAGCGGTGTCACTCTTAGTGACCTCAGCTAGCGATACGTAGTTACTTAGTTTCATAAACAAACTTGTTTTGCGTTGTTAATCATAAGACAAAGATAACAACAATAAAAAAGGGCCCGAAGGCCCTAATCGCAGAATCTGTCGTCACAACACAAAACCACTATGCAAATTTAGGGTTTTCCATCCTAAGTAAAAAATTCGCTGGCAACATAACCCACCTCTTGTATATCGATAGACCTTTACTGTTGCTGACCTTAGTAGCAGTGCTATATCTTACGTGCTTATCGTAACCCTTACTCCTCCCATTTCGGTTTACCCATTTAAGGAATGTTGATTGATGTACACCAACAGCTAAAGAGGCTGAAAATGAAGATAGGTAAATCAATTTTGTTTCAATGTCAACATATATGTGAGACACCCCTCCGTTACCACCACCAGATATGTTGTAGCAGTTCTCTATCCTATACGCAGATATCCACAGGTTCTCAAGATCATTTAGCTGTTGCATTGTTTCTGCCCAGCAAATCACCTCCGTATGAAAGTTCTCCTTACCGTACACCTCAAATGCATCAACAAGGACCTTTCCAGACCCCTTGTATGACTTACTAAACCTAGAAGACCTATGTTGTCCTATGTATATCCAGTTGTTTAACTTGTTGGTTGTCTTGTAGATGTATCCTATCATAGCTGTATTTGTGTTGTGACAAGGCAAATATACGTAATATTTGGTGGTTTGGAAAATATTATGTACCTTCGCGTTAGACTAAGGTCTAGAGCACTAAAGAAACTAAGGTAAAGCGATCTAAAAGACAATCGCTTTAGCCAACAAGAGACAGGGTGTCGTCGCCTAAGCAGAGACACCCCACGTTCATCAGTGATAAGACGCTCAGCTACTAATGAATACGCGACAACTATAGTCTATTCGTTCTACCGCTATTATAGCTGTTGTTTACTCGTTTTCGCATATATAAAGCTAACAAGTAGGAGGTATACGGGTCCTTAGGGACCCTCCACCTCCCAGCCCCCAATCATTTAACAGCTATTAAGACTCCTACTGTAGTCAATGTATAGGTTTACTTATGCAGCTTCTTCCTCAACCTAAGGGTTGACGTCAGAAGCATTAGAGTTAGAAATAATTATCTGGAGTGGGTAATTTATCTAGAATTAGATATAATTATCTGGGGTTAGATATAATTATCTAGGGGATAATATACATATATACACGTACGCACGCGCAAACGGAAACGCAATCCCAGAGGTATGGCCCTCGCGCGCGCTGATTCCTATTGCAGGCTTTTGGCGTTTTGGTAGGTCGGCTATGGTGAGCGGCTATGGCGTTTGGTTGGTAGGTTTGGTGAGGAGTTCCGAAGCGAGGAACAATAGCCCTCCCTAACTACTCCCTAACTACTTCCTTACCTCCCACTACCTCCCACTTTACCCCACTAGGCTATGGGTTATGCACCTACGTTAACCACAAGACTAAAACTTTTGTCGGTGATTATCAGCAAGTTATGGGTGAATCAAAAAAACTTTCACCTAAAAACTTGCATATGTCAAATTCCAATATAACATTTGCCCCATCAATCATTTAATCTACCATCTTATGACTCCTACTGCTTTCTATTCCTACCTTACCTCCAAGGGTGCCTCGGTGCTTAATGAGTTACTTAATGATGCCCACCAAAATGTAATCCTTGCCGAGCATCCTCGTTATGGCGAATATGGAGGGATATGCATAATGTTCCCCGAATACGAGGTAGCATTTAGTACTGATTTCTTTGATACTGAAGATTTAACTGCGAGAGGTGACTATCAGCCATTACTGATTGATGGTGAGTTAAAATTCGCATACGAGGTTAACTGAAGAGTCTTAATTAGACGAAACCTACTTCGGTAGGTCTTAACCAAAAAAATAGGAATTATGAACTTTACTGAAGAATCAATCAAAATCTCAATCATATCCCTAATCACAATGTTGCAAGACAACATTAATGCTCCCTATGCCAAGTTCACCTTTGATGAACTCTACGGATGCGAGTACTCGAATCTTGAGACAATCCGAGACACAATGTTTAATGCCTATAACGCGGAACGCAAAGGTTAACTGAAGAGGCTTGATATTAGCCGAAATGCCGCGAGGCATCTTAACCAAACAAATAGAAATTATGACCGAGTTAGATTATGCAGAAAAATGGTTTCAACTACAAGACATACCGAGTATTGTCAATAATGGCAGCATTTACGTCCCATTTGGCGCCTTTGAATTTAAGTTGTCAAGTGATGATGTAAAGTATAGGGCGGAGTTATTTTTAGAAAGTGAACTGCAAAAAGTAAAGGTTAACTGAGGATGGGTTTAGTACCCGAAATGCCGTGAGGCATCTTAACCAAAAAACAATTGACTATGAACCATACATTTTTTTCAAGGACAGCCAACAAGGGAGTAACTGCCGAGGTGACTTTTGACGTTGTATCTGACAAGGCTCCAAGCGAGACTGCGTTCTCAAAGAAACTTGATAACCTACTTGCCCAAGGCAAAATAATCGCCTACGGCTACACTACTTTACAGCCTTACTAACCAATAAAAAGATAGAAATTATGAAAACTGAATTGAATAATATGGTACGAGCATATGCCGAGTACCTAAATGCTGTTGGAGACTTCGTCAATGCAACTGATGACCAAACGCGAAACAAACTAATTGCCTTTGACATCATTGAGATGCTATCCGTTGACCTCGGTGAGCAGATAGAGGAAGCCCACAAAGTACTAACCGAAAATAAATAGAAACTATGGAAACTATGGAAACAATAAATGACCTCCGCGTGTGGACATACTTTGACGGAACCGAAGAAGACGTAAACGACTTTGTCCGTGAGTGGAAGACCTTGTTAGGTACTAACGTAACGGCAGACCTGACAATAGATAGCGAAGGCGGAGACTCTTGGTACTGCGAAGCCTTCGTTAGTCAACAGCAAATCGATGAGTTTAATATGGACGAAGATTGGTTCACGATTCAATAACAAACAAAAAATAGAAACTATGACAATAGGCCAAATAAAAAAACTAACAGCAGAAACTGCGCCCTACTACTTTGCAAGGGACACAATGCGATTCTTTAAACAAAGGATGAGCGACTTCAGCGTTAGCAAGTGCGAGGATGGTAGGTACCTGATCCAAGCCCCATCAAAGTACGGGACGTCCGTCAGGTATTTTAACCCAAGTAATAACGAGTTGGAACTTAAATAACAAATTGTTAATAACTTTCTCTTGCATATTCCAAAATCAATTATCACCTTTACATAACCAATCTAATAAAGCAATTAAAATGAATTTATCCAAAACAGACATAGCCGAATCAATCGAAGCATATTTCGAGGGTACTGAGCCTACTGATAAAAATATATCGGATCGATTAACCTACCTAATTGATATGCTGAATAAAGCATACGATGCGATGGAAAACATTGATACTGAGGTTACCTATGCAATAGGAGACGCGCTTAATTTACTTGACTTAATTAAAAATAAAATACAATAGAAACTATGAACAACGAAACATCATCAATCGACAACATCATCGCCTACGAACAAGGCGAACTAAACGACCAAGAAGTCGTGTGCCTCTTCGCTGACTTAGTCAGAAGCGGTATGGCCTGGAGCCTTCAGGGCTCCTACGGCCGAACCGCCAACGCCTTAATCAAGGAGGGCTGGATAGACCGCGAGGGTAACGTTTCACTTGCTGTTTTAGAACTTTAATCAATAAACAATTAGAAACTATGGAAAATCGAATAATTAAAACTGAAGACGGATTCACATTCGTAAACGTAACTGACCTAGCCTTGGCTCTATGGGCAACCAATAGTGTACCACTATTTGAACTTAATGATGAACTAAATGAGGCGCTAATTACTAGTGAGGAAGAACTCAAGGAGGTGCTAGAATTAGGTTATATAGTAGTAATGGAGGGAGGGCACGAAGAAGTAATTAACCACGAAAAATCATACGGAGTATTTTGTATGACCGACCGAATGTTAGCAATGGGGTATAAGGTTGACGGCCTCGATATATTTTGGTCTGACGCAATCATTGAGTACACCAAGTTCCTGGGTAGCAAATTCAATGTAGACACCAAGAGCGAACTTGAATGCATCGATGAATACTTTAATAACAAATAAACAATATGAAAACCCACATCCCCCAACAAATAATCGTTCCTGTGTACTACCACATTGACGCAAACGCAAAGGTGCACTTTGACTTTGATCAAATGACTGAATTCTTTGAGAACGAACTGAGCAACATATGCTCCACTGATAAACAAATTAAATACTAAACAAATGAAATTCTACATCCTCCACGAGACTCATTCCGATCTCGACCTGAACGATCACGAAGCCTTTGTCACCGAAGGTGCGGCACTCCAATTCTTTGAGGCCACCAAGAAATCAGTAAACGCAAGGCACGAAATCAAAGACGTGTACTGCGATGAAGATACCGAATACTACATTGAGGTAGACGACTACCAAACCATCAGAGTATACATCACCGAACATCAACTATAAAAATATAAACTATGCCAAACTGGATGAGAACAGCCCTTGAAGTATCGGGCGATCAAAAACTACGAGAAGAATTCTTTAATGCAATTGGTCAAGGACTTGAGTCCG